ATCGAGCAGGGAGTTATCATGGTATGCACGCCTGACCTATATTATCAAGAATTCAAAGTCGAGGGAGCTGAATTAAGACAATATAAACATAAGTTTTTAAAAAGATTAGACATGTATCATGACCTAATCTTTGACGAGAAAGAGAAGACAACACCCATGAAAGCAGAGGACTTTGATGAGAGATGATCTCATGGTGCAACAGCAGGTCAAGAACGACTGGCAGCACATGGTAGGTGTCATCTGTCTAAACCAGACAGGTAGAAAGAAAGTTAAAAAAGTATTACCAGGTTTCTTTGAAAAGTTTCCAACAGCAAGACATTTATTAAATTCAGACAAAGATACAATAGCAGAGATGTTAAAAGATCTTGGCATGAAGAATGTCAGAGCACATAGGATATGGAGAATGTCACAAGAGTATCTTGAATGGGACGGCAAGGACGCAACAGAATTATTTGGCATTGGTAAGTATGGTAGTGACAGCTACAGAATATTTTATAAGAACGAGATACCAGATAATGTGCATGACAAAGAATTAAAAAGATATATCAAGGAGGAGTTATGGAAGTAGAAGGGTATTACTATGATGGCAAGACCATGTGGGTAATGTACAAAAAGAAATGTGGCAGAATTGTGATAAAAAAGGCAAAATTGTGACAAGAATGTGTCCAAAAAAGCCGACACCTAGGGTGTCGGCAGGGTGTCGGCAGGGTGTCGGCAGGGTGTCGAAAATTAGGGGTTACAGGTGTTTGTTCGCTGTTTACCCTTAATTTTTCGACACTTGCGATACCCTTGCGATACCCTTGCGACGGGGGGGGTGTCGAAAAATAAGCTTTGTGTACCAACGCTTATGGGTCGATTTTGGCATTTTCGATACCTTTTCACTTTTTTTTATTTTTTAGCGCAAGAAAAAATTTTTTACATGTTTAGGTATCGCAGTTTCAATTGTGGCAGATCTATGATAATCACTACCTATGCCTAGGAAAAGAAGAAAAAGAATTGCAGCTGATGGTGCTCCCGATATACCTTATCCGAGAGTCAGAGTGGAGTGGATTGATTGTGTCAGTGACTCTGGCTGGGCTACAGATAAAGAGTTTGATAAGATGAAACTAGCACGACCTGTTAATGAGGGTTGGTTATATTCTAAAGATGATAAGTCTATAAAACTATTTGCGTCTTACGATAAAGATGATAACGAAATTACTTTTGGGGATCGGACGATGATACCTCGGGCTTGGGTAAAGAAGATTCAGAAACTTTAGATGGAGTCACATCAATTATCTGCGCGTAGTCGTCTAAAATCTGTTTCATCTTTGCTTCTAATTCTTGTTCTGATAAGTCTTCTAGTTTCCCAGTTTTTATTATTTTTCTGTCTATGTATAGTCCTGCTGCCTTGCCTCTGTTTGCTTCAGCATTTACAGCAGAAGAGAAAGATCCTTTCTTCAAAGCAGCCTCTCTGAGTCTAGCAAGTTCAGCTACATGTCCCTCGTAAGTGACCTCATGTTTTCGTAGTCTTTCTTCTTTCAGTTCTCCAATGTGTTTGACAACAAGTGGAGACAGCTTAGGATTAGTTAGCTCCGAGCCTTCTTGTCTTGCACGCTTTGGACTGTATCCAGCAGCTAGGGCAGCTTCTGTCTTAGTCATAGGTCCATCAGGTCCACCGAATACTAAGAACTCGGCAAATCTTTGTTGCATTTCTGTAAGTCTTTTTGGTAATCCCATGATTGACAATTTAAGGTAACTATCCTATAAAGTCAATAATGTTTGTTAAACATCTACAGGAATACTTAGACCAATTTACTAATGGCAAAAAAGGTAATGCAGTTTCTAATGCCACTATCTACATGCACGTTGGTGGACATCTTGAAGAGATCAGAAGAATTGAAGTGCAAGAGTCAAATATAATTGGACAACAGTCTGTTCGTGTAGTATTAAAACCTGCTGACAACAAAGTAATTATCGCTCCGAATAACCCGGAATAGAAAGCACTAGTTACCTTGAAACCTGAGCGAAAATTATATGCAAAAATTAAAAAATCTATACCTAAAATATCTTGGATTAGACTTGAAAATAATAGCTTACACGGTACTCCCGATCTATTGGGCTGTAATACTTCTGGCCACTTTTTCACAGTAGAACTCAAAGTTACGAAGAGTAACAAGGTACGTCTTTCACCACATCAAATTAGCTTCCATGTGAAGCATCCACACAATACATTTATCTTAGTCGAGGCCCTTGGTCCGGGCACCGTGAAACTTTTCCGTGGTTCTCAGATCTTGGAGCTTGAAGCTTGCGGCTTGGAGCTTGACGCTTGTTGCTTGGGGCTTGAGGCTTGCGGCCTGTTATTCGAGTCGCTTGGAGCTTGAGGCTTGGTGCTTGTGGCTTGTCGCTTGGGGCCCGGATCAGGTGCACGCTGCGCCGATGATGTTGCAACATCAACCCTGGAGCTAATGACCTGATCCGATTTATTACGCTTACGTAATTCTTTATAATAGTTTGGATGTCTGAACATTTTAATGTTTACCGTATTTAATTACTTTTACTTCAGGGTCCCAGCATTGTCTACAGTCTCTGCATTCGTTGTCTTGTTGTGCAGCGGGACAGCTGGCCCCTGATGTCACCACTTCCGAAGAGTTGGGCCACGAAGCAGGCGCCGTCTGGTCTACCATCGGCGCGCTGAAACGTATGACTAAATTGTCTGGCTTGTCTGTCAGGTGGTCCTTGATCCATGCTTCACGAGTCGGTAACCAGTGACGCTTCGAAGGTGTCAACCTACAGACAGCATAAATTTTGTGTAAGTGCTCAGGGTCCTGGACGTCTCCGCTGTCGTGCCAGCGGAATACATCCGGCTTCTTGCTGTTGATCAGGTGGGCCATTGCCTGGACCCAGTCCGGACGCTTGATAGCTGCCAGCCTTCGATACTGTGCATCCTGAACAACCTTGAACACGTAACAGCCCTTGAGCGCGTAACAATCGAAACATACCGAACCAGGGACCGCTTGAAGCTTGCCGCCTGTCTTGCATTCTTTGGCAGGAAGACCTATCGACCAGCCAGGCATCTTTGAGGGCTTGCTCAGGCTGCCTCCTATAATTTTTAAAGCTTCTTTTGTTTGCATGTCTCCTTTATAATCCTATATTGTTTTCTTGTCAAGCTTGCTGCTTGGCGCTTGCAGCTTGCGGCTTGTTGCTTGTAGCCGTTGGCCTCGAGCCAGCGCCAGTGATTAATTAATATTACCGGGTTATCAATTCTTCTACTCATAATTCCTTTCTTGAAGCTTGCGGCTTGCTGGCCAGTAGTCAGGATCCTGTCCGCTTAATCTACACCACTCGGGCCACAAACAATTGACCAACCAACGCCAGGGTCCCTGTGTTCTAGCGGCGGCGGCGCGTTGACTGATCCCAGGTCCATCTTTGCGTTTACATCTCTTTCAATGCAACCCTTCTCCAATAGACCAGGGATCAGCTTTGGTTGATGTCTGGACCATACCCAGACATTTAATACTATTGTATGTCTCGACCAAATCTGATCCCAGAACCCACAACCTTGCAAGGTGAAGCTTTTAACTTACATAACGCGGGTTCAGGGATCAGTCCTCTGGATTACAAAGACGGCTCAAAGCGAGCGGTGTGATGCAACCCGAGGTTGTCCCGCTAGTTTGAGTTTATAACGCCGTAGACTAGCAAAAGGGCGTAGGTAAGATTTTTGATTAAATCTTAAATCCAATATAATACTTGACAATCCTATTGTCAAGTGATAAAAATAAATTATTAACAGAAAGGTAAAAATGACTACAAAAAAGATAACACTTAACGCAGAAAAGCGAAAAGTGATTGGAGATCAATTTCAATCTTTTTACGAGGACAAGGTAAAAGATAAATTGACAAAAGCAAAAGAACAATACGATCTTATGCGTGAGAAAGCAAAAGAGATGATTGAGAAAGTTGTAAGATATCATCAACCACAGGAAGATATTGATACAATTAGAAGAATGATCTCAAAATATAATAGTTCTGGTGGACAATTATATGAGGATAATTGTTTCTATGTTCAAAGACCAATTATCAAAGTTGATGATGAGGGTAAAGAATATGAGGCACAAGATGAAGTTCATGTAAGATTTGATATGGGCAGAAATTTTGCAAGAGCATACTATCGTGATGAATTGAAAGCAAAAGGTCTTAACCCAGATTTTCATTTATCAATCAATGATGACTACTCAAAAAGAAATCCAAAATATTATAATGATGAGAGTGCAGTAAATACTTATTTGGGTTTTAGCAATTCATCTAACGAAGATAAATCTATAACTAAACCTGTTGCCAAATGGGAAAGTGATTTTCAGCTTTGGACTATTGGAACATCTTATTGTCATTCAAGACAATTTAAAGTTGATGAGAATACTCTAAACTTTTTTAAGATGTACAATTCAAGTGCTGATAAGGTCATACAGGAACATCAACAAATGTATAGTTATGTTGAGGGCAAAATGAAAACTTTAAGATTAGGTTTAAAATCTTACAGAACATTTGACCAAGCAAAAGCACTTGCAGATAAAGTTGGAGTTGTTTTAAATGAAACAATGATGAATGAAAGTAGTTCTTTGGCTTTATCAATTTATAGTCCAGAAAATCTGGCTAGTCTTTTGGAAGATAAAAAGGTTCTTACAAGAGATGAAAAGATTGCGATTGCAAGACAACAAATGGCACAAAGTATAAATTAACACTTGACAGGGACTATTCTATAATATAGGATAGTCCCAGAAAGAGAGAAAGAAATATGACTAAAACATATTGGGCTAGTAAGCACAAAAAGCACATAACAAGACAAGGCAAACATGATGATAAAAGTAGATATGGTGTTGCGAAGAATGGAACACCTTATTATGTTTATTACGATCTAGACGCACATGGATATAGGACTGCGACTACTGCGTGGAAAGTGAGGCATTAATGAAATTATTTTTAATGTTATTTGGGTTTGTATGTTTAAACTTAGGAATAATTTTAGGAATACATTTTGATCTTACTATTGGACTACTAGTAGCGGCATATGGACTTTGTACTTTTTGGCTGATGTTGCCAGACAATCGAGGTCGACATGAGTGATTATAATTGGTGCCATGGTCCGAAATGCCATACTAATCATACACAGGATAGAATAAGAGGTGTCAAGGGCTCAAAGGTTTTGAGGACCAGAAAGATTGCTCAAACTAAATGGAATGAGAGTAATCAATGGTCCCATTTCTGTAGTCAAGGTTGTTGGAATGATTTTGCATTTGAACATTGGAACGAGTTCATTGCATTACACCCAAGACCAGACGCACTCGAAACACCGATAGAAGTTGAAGTAGTAAAACACCCACAGGTAACAACTGAGTATGGGTGGACAAGGAAAGCTTGGACAGAAAAAAAAATAAGGGCTATTGACAATGCTTGACTTATCCTATATTATCCAAGATATGACTACGAAAGATAATAGAACAATTAAAACAACTAACCCTTATTCTGGTGAATCCGCCATGTTGAATAAAGAAGAGTTCGCTCTTTATCACATAATCAAAGGCGCAGAATTAGCAGAGGACTATGACACAGTTCGCAAAGGTTTAGATAAATTTAGTAGAATGAATGCTAAAGCATATATGACTCTACTAGATTAACTCTCTACCCCTGGCGCTAACGCGCCAGGGGTCCCGAACCAATCCCAAACATAGAAAATAACTTATACCCTATCCCCCCTTTTACACAAAAGGGGTCCCACTACTGTCGGTTGTATTGCTTGATTTAGACAGTTATAGCTGGTAAAAACATATCGAACACTTTAAACGTAGTGCAAAAAATTTTTTAAAAAATTTTTATGGAATTGAATAATATAGACATAAGTAAACTACCTGCAGACGTCCGTAGAAAATTTAAACAGTTGCAGGTCATGCACGCTGAGAAAAAGATACAGAACAAAGCCAAAGAAGATTTCCTATCTTTTGTAAAATGTATGTGGCCCGATTTTATTGAGGGCTCCCATCACAGACACATTGCAGATAAATTTAATAAATTGGCCACGGGCGAGATAACTCGTTTGATAGTCAACATGCCCCCGAGACATACCAAGTCGGAGTTTGCCTCATTCTTACTTCCGGCATGGATGGTGGGCCGTGATCCAAAGCTCAAGATCATACAGGCAACGCACACAGGAGAACTGGCGATTCGTTTCGGTCGTAAGGCCAAGAATCTTATCGACTCGGAGGATTACACAAAAATTTTTAAGACAAGATTACAGGAGGATAGTAAGGCGGCAGGACGTTGGGAGAC